TAGCCGCTGAGCGCCATTCCCTTGGAGATGGAGCATACCGTGACGGTGCGTTCCCACATGCCTGGCAGGGACGCAAGGGTGACAAACTCCACCCCGTCGTACACCGAGTCCTCAAACGCTTGGTCGCACACCACAATCAGGTCGTTCTTAACTGCAAATTGGGCCAGCTTCTCCAGACTCTCTCTGCGCATAACGGTAGTGGTGGGGTTGTTGGGGTTGGTAAGGACAATCATTTTGGTGTTTGGCGTCAGGCGTTTTTCGAACTCCTCGATCTCCAGTTGGTATCCGTTCTCCTCCCGCAGGGGGACCGGCACCGTTACACCGCCGAGGATTCTGGCGTTCAGGAAGTTGTTTGGATAGCTGGGGTCGGGCACCATGACCTCATCGCCTGGGTCAATAAAGGGCATCATTGCAAACATCAGGCCGGCATCTGAACCGGGTGTAATAATTATGTTGCGCTCCGGGTCCACATCCAGGTGGTTGAATGCCTTGAGCTTTTTCGCCAGTTCCATTTTCAGCTCCATGTTGCCGATGGGCATGGTGTAATGGGCGGATGTCCCGTCCTCCAGCCCCGCCAGAGTAGCCCTTTTCACGTGCTCCGGGATCGCCGGGTCGGGATAGAAGGGGTCGGCCCAGCACATCAGAGCCGCGCCGTTGGCAATGAGGTCGTTCAATGCCGTTCCCACATCGGCTTTGGAGACTTTTTCAAACAGTCCCCCCTGAATTCCCCGGAACTTTTTGCTGATCTTATCCTGGACGCTCATATTCCATACTCCTTTCTCTTCTGCTTTACGGCAAATTCCGGTCCCCAATCATATATAAGCGGCTGTCAGTCCAGTTCGGCAACCGCCTCAATCTCACACAGGGCTCCCTTGGGCAGATCCTTCACCCCCCCCCCCGAGCGGGTCACCGCCTCCGGGGCCGTTCTCCGCTTTGACAGCCAAAAAGAGGCCCGGAGATATGACCACCTGACCCTACGACAGCAAGCCGGAGAAATCCATGATCTGCGCCTCCAGGTGGATTTTACTTTGCAAGAGGCATACACAGACCAGGAGGGGCGGAGAGTACGGGCCATCCGCTACCGGGCAGATTTTACATACAGGGAGCGGGACGGGCGGCTGGTGGTGGAGGATGTAAAAAGCAAGCCCACCAGAACGCGGGAATATCTGATCAAGCGAAAGCTGATGAAAGAGCGGCGCGGAATTGACATAACCGAGGTGTGAACATGAAGCAGCAGACAACGGGCGGGGCCACCCGCGAAGCCGTAAAAGAATATTTACAGCAGTACCACATGGCGCGGGAGCGGCGGCGCATACTGGAGCGGCGGCATGATGTACTGGCGCGGGAGCTGAACGCCCCGGCACCGGGGACTACATACAGGACCATGCCGGCCTCCCGCCCTGCGGCAGACAGCGAGGGGGCCGTGTCCGTTGTCTTTCGCTTGTCAGAGGTTGAGGAGCGCATAGAAGCCCAACGGGTGGCCATGGGCCGGGCCGTCACCATGGTGATGGATCTCATTGACCTGCTACCGGAGAACAGCATGGAGCGCACCGTGGTGGAACTGCGGCACATAGATTGCAAGAAATGGGAACGGATCTGCAAAGAGGTCCACATGAGCAGGTCAAGGGTAAATGTTTACTACAACGCCGCCCTGGATATTATTCTATCCAATGCACGGGCGCAGAAGTTAGTACAAGAGTTTGAGCAAGGGCAGACACCAGAGATATGCACAGAAAAAAATAGGCCATCTTGAAAAGACAGGACACAACAGGACATTCACCTGTGGTATTCTGGTATCGTGGAAAACGACAGGGGCAAGAGCAAAGCCCCAGCCAAATAGAGAAAGGCCGCCAGGGCGTGAGAACCTGACGGCCTTTCTGTTTCCACACCATGGGCCGGGGAGCAGAACCGCAGGGACTTTTCTCCTTTCACCCTGCCCCGCCGCATTGTACACGAGCGCAGCGGGCTGGCCCAACCCCCGTTGCCCTGGGCCGCTCATGCCGAGGGGTGGCCCAGGGCCTCCCTTGTGATTTTACCACCCCCTCCCCCATTTGGGTCCTTTCTGAAAAATAAATCTTTGCGGGGCAAGTGAAGTCCGATTATTTTCCACAAAAAATCAAAAATTTTCAGGGGTGTTTCGTTACGCTTTTTCAAAAAGCGGGAAAGCCATACCCCCTAAAGGGGGTATCAGGCGGAAAGGGGATGAAGAAAACGCGAAATCGCCCACGCCTAAAAAGCGAAATCCGGCAGGACGGGGCGAACCGGGCCAGCGGCACAAAAGGAGGTGCAGCCGGTGGCGGAGAAAAAAGGGGCCGGAAAGGCCAAAACAGGGGCGGCCAGTAAGGCGGCGAAAGCGCCGGCGGCCCTGAATACAGTCCCGGAGTGGGCCAGCACCACGGCGGTGGCCAAGCTGCTGGGGAAAACCACCCGGCGGATCCAGCAGCTCACCCAGGACGGCGTGCTGGAAACCGAGGTGCCGCCCGGCGGCGGCGCCCGAAAATATAAAACCTGCGAAACGATCCAGCGTTATATTGCCCACATCGAGCAAAAGGCCCAGGAAACGGCGGCGGCCAGCTCCACCGCGGAGCTGAACCTGCGGAAGCTGGAGGCGGAGGTAGAGCTGAAAGAAAGCCAGGGCCAGCTCCACAAGCTGAAAACCGCCATTGCCGAGGGGAAATACATCAAGGCCGAGGAGGCCACCAGGGATCTGGCGGACTTCATGGCCATGTTTAAGAAATTCGCCATGAACATCCCACCCCGCGCCGTGAAATCCATAGCCGGATATGCGGACCCGCAAACGGCCAGGGCCATGGAAAGGGCAATGCGCAAGGAGCTGGAGGATATGCTGGCCGTATTCGTTGACGCGGCGGAGATCGGACCGGAGGAGGCGGAGCCATGAGGCCGTACAGAGCAAAGCCGTACACGGTGCCGTCGTGGATCCACCGGGCGCTCCTGTCTATGCGGCCAGCGGAACGCCTGCCGGTTTCCAAATGGGCGGAGAAATGGCGGGTCCTGCCCGACACCAACGCCATACCGGGGCCATTCCGCAACAGCGTGACCCCGTATCTGGCGGAGATCATGGACGCCTTCTCCAACGAGGATGTGGAGCGGATCGTATTTGTAAAGCCCACCCAGGTGGGAGGCACCACGGCCCTGGAGAATATGCTGGCCAGCGCCATTGACCAAGACCCGGCACCGACTATGATCGTCTACCCCTCCAAGGAACTGGCAGAGCGGACGGTGGAGGCGAAGCTGGAGCCGATGATCCGGCAATGCAAACCGCTGGCAGCCAAGTACCGGGAGGCGGAAAGCCAAAAGCTAAAGCTGAAATTTGAAACCATGTTCGTTTTTCTTTCGGGAGCAAACAGCCCGGCCTCCCTGTCCTCCACCCCGATCCGGTATTTGTTTCTTGACGAAGTGGACAAATTTCCGGGAGCCTCCAAAAAAGAGGCGGATCCGGTTTCCCTGGCCATAGAGCGCACCAAGACCTACACCACAAACCGCAAGATCTTCATGGCCTCCACCCCCACGCTGAAATCCGGCCACATCTGGAAAGCCAAGGAGGAGGCGGAAGTGGAAAAGCATTACTTTGTGCCATGCCCCCATTGCGGGGAGTACATCGAATTTGTATTTGCACAGCTGAAATGGCCGAGCAAGGACGATGTGCCGGACAGCGCCGAGCGGGCGGAAATGGCAACCTATGTCTGCCAAGCCTGCGGGGCCGTGATCACTGACCAGGACAAGGGGAAAATGCTGGCCGCCGGCAGGTGGCAGACGGTCCGGCAGACCGCCGCCAGGCCCTCCAGCGTGGCCTATTGGCTAAACACCCTGTACTCCCCTTTCACGCGGTTTTCAGAGATTGCCAAGGAGTTCCTGCGGTGTAAGGATGACCCGGAGCTGCTGCAAAACTTTGTCAACAGCTGGCTGGCGGAGCCATGGGAGGACACCAAACTGCGGACCAATGCGGAGCTGGTGCTGGAGCGGCAGACCGAGGTGGAGGCATACGCCCTGCCGAAGTGGGCGAAGCTGATCACCGCCGGCATAGATGTGCAGGAAAATTGCCTGTACTGGACGATCCGGGCCTGGGGCGATTACATGACCAGCCAGAACATTGCCCACGGCCAGGCGCTATCCATGAACGAGGTGGCGCAGATCATGAACACCGAGTTTATACACCCGGACGGGCAAAGGCTTTTGGTGTCGCTGGCCCTGATGGACAGCGGCGACCAGACCGAGGAGGTCTACGAGTTCTGCGCCCTAAATGCGGACTGGGTGCTGCCGTGCAAGGGCGTACCCACCATGCTGTCCCACTATCGCCTGTCAAAAGTCAACAAGGCCGGCAGCAATGCCTACGGCATGGACCTGGTGCTGGTGGACGGCGGGAAGTACAAGGACATGATCGCCGCCCGCATGAGGAAGCCAAACGGAAGCGGATCCTGGATGGTCTACAAGGGCTGTGATCTGGAGTATGCGGAGCAGGTCACCGCGGAACATAAAGTAACCGAGCGGGCCAACGGGAAAGTGGTGCAGAAATGGGTGCCGAAAACCACCCACGCAGACAACCACTATCTGGACTGTGAGGTGTACGCCGCGGCGGCGGCGGACATGCAGGGCGTCCGGTCCCTATACCTGCAAAGCCGGGAGCCGGAAAAGCCAAAGAAGCCAAAGCCGGAGCCTGCACCGACCCCGGAGGAAAACTGGATCCGGCAAAATGAGAGCTGGGTATAAAAACGGGAGGACGAAATGGAAAGCACACAAATGAAGCCGGCGGAACTGCTGGAGCAGGTCAATAAGGCCATTGCGGCGGTGCTGGTGGGCGGCCAGTCCTACAAGATCGGCAGCCGGTCCCTGACGCGGGCGGACCTGTCCATGCTGAAAGCCATGCGGGATGATCTGGAGGCCCAGGTGGCGGCGGGGACCCCCTCCCACCT